ACTCCAAGAGCGGCCTAACCCCATGAAGATGGGTGAGGGACTTGATCGGGATACTCCCTCCACTGGATGTAGAGGTTGCTCGCGAACTTAGCAATATGCTAAATGTTTGCCTCACTTTTCCTGGAAGTATTACGAATCAGTTCAAGGTCAAATAGACTTAATGAAGTGATCTTTTCTTTCAGTACTCCATTCTCCCAGTCTCCTAACATGATCTTTGTTGGAGAAATTTCCATCATTTTATTCTCTAATGAGATTAATAATGGATGTTTCCCAACAGTTTCATGATCAACATCAAGGCTGAACATACCCATTTGGATGTGTTCAAAAGCCCATGTTGAATAGGATGCTAGTTGATGGTGCATGGAAGTGAGTTGGTAACAATACAAAGTATTGATGACTCTTAGAAACTCGTTTTTAAGATCTACCTCACTACTAGGTATTTGATATTCGTTAGTAGCAGTTGCATTTGCAACGAATTCTCTAACTTCATCGTAATTGAATTCAGCTAGATTTCGATCTATCACCAAGTAACTTCTCATCCGGTTTAGAATGTAATTATAGTATTTTTTACTATTTTTACTTCTACGGAAGAGTTTGATCTAACTGGCAGTTGTTACTGCCTGGTCGGCCACAATTGTGTAGCCTCGCTAGACTTGTTGTCTAATCACTTCAAGTAATCCAATTGGATTACTTTTAGTGCTTAGAATGGCATTAATCGGAACCCCGCTAAACTCCTTTCCATCTCTAAACCATCTCTTGGCGAATTCGTAAGTATCTTTTGATATATGACTTTTAGTAGTGGAAATATCCACTCCTAATTTTCTTATAATCTCTTGGTACTCACGAGCGACATTGTCATCATAGATAACAATGTCATCACCAAGTAAAATGTATTGATCTGTTGGATAACATCCTGCCTTTTTGGCAGCATATTGTACAACAAGATGATGGCTAAGAGTGAACATACTCCATGAGCTTCTACCTCCCATTGGTTGGCCTACTGCATATGCAATAGGTCTCCCTTTGTGATCGACTGTAAGTTGACGAGTCATCATGATGCGCCATGCATCTACATAAGCGATGTTACCAAAGACTGCTGCTTTTAATAAATCTCTCTGTAAAATTACAGGAAATCTATCAGTTGCAGCAGATAGATCGAAAGAATAATATTTAGACTCAGGATCTTTCTTATTTTTAATAATAGGATCTTGAGTGTATGTTCGATCTTGTGAGAAAGTCTCCTATGTACTAAAGAGTTTTTTTACTCAATGGTTCTAGTAAGACTTGACTCATATAGTCGAATATACATATTACTCTTTCTTTCTACTCAGGATCACTGATAATGTGTAATCTCCTAAGAGGTCTTTGACCACCTAGGATTTTATCCATTTTTGGTGAAACTGTTCTTTGGGTATCGTTTAATACAGGAGCTATAGCTTTGTAGTACTCGATCCAGTTCATAAAAGAACTAGAACCAAGCTACATCGCACAAGCATGCATAGTACCTGTCCAATCTTTAAAAGATTGAACAGAGGTCCAAAGTTGTTTACCATAGATCCCACCTTTAAAGGTGAAGAAAAATGATTTCCAACTAAAACCCTCATGAGTCAGATCAATTTTATAATCATTCACAAATTGTTCAATGAATTGGTAATCTATTGTCTTAACCTCTCCTTTAAAAGGATCAGTTATTGATGATAAATTAACATCTCCACGAACATTAATGGAACGGGAAAGAGTCAAGAGTGTCATAACAAAACGCATTCTGGAAATTTCCTTACTATCAATGTATTCTTTTAAGAATATTAATGAAGTGGGAAAACCATCTTTAGTTAACCCGATATTATCGGAATTGACTAATATGGGATCTCCACAAATGTATCTTGTTATAATGTTTCTCAAAGCTTTCATTCTGCGAATGGTCCATTTTGGACCACTGCGATTAATCCACTTAGAGATGATGTTGAAAAATTGGGTGATTAGACCATGACGTTCAGTACGATCTAGATCGTAGAAGAAGGTGTTTGAAATCCATTTCATCAC